ATGACAAAATCTTTGATGGCAGACAGAAAGATGTCAAAACCAAAAACAGAAGAAGGATCTCTTGTAGCTAGAGAAGTTGAAGTTGCAGGTGACTTTGAAAATCAACTTATGAAAATGTATCAAGATGCACTTGAGCAAGGTTACAAAGGATCTTTTGAAGAATACCTCATTGACATAAGTCTAGGAGGAGAAGAGTTTGATCCATCATCACCGATGAAAGTAAGTAAATTACCGGAAGGTATTATGCAACTTATGAACATGATGAAGAATAGAAAAACAGCTTAATGAGTTACCAGTCGGCCAACGCACACACCTCTGACTGGTTTGGTTGCATGGCGGTGAAAGCCGCCTAGCAACATAGGGAAAAATATGGCTATTGAAAAAGTAAACGAAGAAATTAATCTAGAGATAGAACCTAACTCTGCACAAGAAATAGATGCACCTGTAATGGAAGGTGATGCGTTGATGTTGGAAGATGGATCAGCGATCGTTAATCCAGCAGAAGACACCACGGACCAAGGAGCATTCAACGCGAACCTAGCAGACTTAATACCAGAAGATGAGCTACAATCACTCGCATCTGGTTTGATGAAAGATTACGAATACGACAAAGATGCAAGAGCAGATTGGTTAAAAGCATATACTGACGGACTAGACTTACTAGGATTTAAATACGAAGATAGATCAAAACCTTTTGCTGGTGCAAGTGGTGTTACACACCCACTACTAGCAGAAACGGTTACACAGTTTCAAGCACAAGCTTACAAAGAGTTACTACCTCCCGAAGGACCTGTCCGTACACAGATAGTAGGAGAGATTACACCACAAACGGAAGAACAAGCTCAACGTGTCAAAGAGTTTATGAATTATCAAATAACGTATGACATGGAAGAATACGATCATGAGCTTGATCAAATGTTATTTCACTTACCACTTGCGGGCAGTTCCTTTAAAAAAGTTTACTACGAAGGTGTAAAACAAAGAGCTGTATCAAAGTTTGTACCAGCAGAAGATATTGTTATACCTTACACAGCAACAGATTTAGAATCTTGTGAACGTATTACACACGTTGTTAAAATGATGGGTAATGAGTTGCGCAAGAAACAAATCGGTGGTATGTATCGTGATGTTGATATATCACCGTCATCCGTTGACACTAATGATGCACAGGACAAATACAACGAGCTAGACGGTCTTACAGAAACACAAAATGCAGAAGATATTATTCTTCTTGAGTTTCATTGTGATTTAGACATACCCGGCTTTGAAGATAAGAATATTACAACTGGTGAAGCAACTGGTATAAAGCTACCATATGTTATCACTGTTGACGAAGGAACTAATAAAGTTCTTTCCATATACCGAAACTACAGAGAAGGCGATCCGCTCAGAAAAAAAATACAATATTTTGTACATTATAAGTTTTTGCCCGGTCTTGGTTTTTATGGTTTTGGTCTTATCCACATGCTCGGCGGTCTCTCCCGAACAGCTACGTCCGCACTTAGACAGCTCATTGATGCAGGTACGTTGTCCAACCTCCCTGCTGGCTTTAAGGCAAGGGGACTGCGTGTTCGAGATGACGACCAACCCCTTCAACCCGGAGAGTTCAGAGATGTAGATGCGCCGGGTGGCGCGATCCGTGAATCACTCATGTTGATTCCATACAAAGAACCAAGTCAAACATTGTTTGCACTATTAGGCTTTGTTGTAGATGCGGGTCGAAGATTTGCGGCAATAGCCGATCAAAAACTTGGTGAAGGCTCACAGGCAAATCCTGTAGGTACGACAATGGCGATAATGGAACGCGGATCTAAAGTTATGTCCGCAATACATAAACGATTACATTATGCGCAAAAAGTTGAGTTTAAATTATTGGCAAAGGTCTTTTCAGAAACTATGCCTGCTGAGTACCCTTATGCTGTACGTGGTGGTAATAGACTTATTAAACAACAAGACTTTGATGACAGGGTTGACATACTTCCCGTATCTGATCCAAACATCTTTTCTATGGCGCAACGAACTACTCTAGCGCAAACACAATTACAATTAGCAACTTCTAATCCTCAAATGCACAACATGCATGAAGCATACAGACGTATGTACGAGGCACTTGGTGTAAGAGACATTGACATGATCTTACCACCAATACAACAACAGCAACCAGAGGATCCCGGTATGGAAAACTCTAAAGCATTACAGATGCAAGGACTACAAGCGTTCCCGGGTCAAGCACATATGGCACACATTGAGGCACATAGAGCATTTATGAGTTCATTTTTAGTGGCAAACAATCCACCGACCATGGGCCTATTACAAGCACACATCTCTCAACACATATCATTGATGGCAAGAGAAGAAGTAGAAGCAAAAAATGCACAAGCTATACAAGAACAAGCGATGCAATTTGGTGGACAGATACCTCCACAGCTAGCACAACAGTTTCAACAGCAAAATGAGCGTGAAATTGCTCAAAGAGTTACTGAATTAACCAATGAAATGGTGGCAGAAGAGCAAGAAATGATGAATATGGACAAAAAAGACCCACTTATTGACCTAAAACAACAAGAA